CATTGGAAGGATATAAACCAGAATGGGTGCAGTGATCCGTTCTGGTCGGATGGATGCAATATGAATCTGACACGGAACCATATCATCTATTATCAGCGACAGCTCCGGGAAATCTGCACAGAGAATCGGTTACCGTTGCCGGATGAATATTATCTTGGGGTTCCGCCGGAAGTTGATATGAATTACATGGCGAATTTGAAACAGAAGCCGCGAGTGGAGAGATTGCGTCAGACAGGGAGGATCACGACAGGACGCTTTTATCGGTACGACGAGAATCAGATGAGTTTATTTTGAGCAAACCGGAGTTGGCCAGTCTGCATGAGAAGCTATAGTCCACGCCAGCAGTAATGCGGCGGGGCGGAAAGAGAGGGAAAGATGAAGTATACAGTAGAAACAACAGAAAACGGTGTTAATGAGACGTTGGAATTGAATGGAACAATTTACAAAAAGGAATGGTTAAGAAGAGAAAACGGTCTTCTTGAGTGCTCACAGAAAGATTTTCGGGCGCAGATGGAAGCGGATGGTTACTCGGGAGAACTTGTTGCGAAAGTCGATGGAATATTTGATGGATTTTTAGCAGACGCTGTGGACGAAATGAGAGAGTATCTTGGCTAAACCATGCTGGCGCGGATCATGACTAACGCAGACGCTACGCCGAAGATCTGGCAGGGAGAGGAATAAAAATAAAATTGTAGTACATTGACAATTGAATATTGACGGTTGATGTAGTATAATCTCCTTAATACATGGATACAGGAGGGCGTTATATGAGTGATTTAAAAGATGATAGCAAATTGTACAAAGAGCTTTCAGAAATGTATGATGCAAAGAGTAATAAAGATTTAGATTTATTTAATGAATGCGTAGACATTGCTGAGAGATACTCTAAAAGAGAAATGAAATATGTTATCTTTAGGCTTAAATCAATGGATGATGATGCAGATACTGGATTAGACATTGTAAATGTACCTGTAAAAATAATAAAGGCACTCGTCGGAGATAGTTATAAATCATCATTTATAATATCTGTTTTGGAAACTGCGCTGGATGAAATGTGTAATTAACTATTATACCAACCGTCAATAATTCGATGGTTGGTATTTTTTTACGCAAAATTTGAAAGGGGGAATGTCTATGGATGAAAAAGAGATATACGAAATCTGCCAGAGCGTGGACAGCTTCATTGCTGCGGAACTGACGGAATCCATCGTGCGCGGCACCAGTTACGATATGCTGGAAGCCCACCACGGCATTATCCCTATCAGTAAGAGCCATTTTTACAGAAAAAAAAGTACAGCAAAGAGGTTGATACGGCAGAGGATGACGCACCTAGCGGAGGAGAAGAACGGACAGTATATGATTGTATGGGGAAGAGAGGGATAGATACATCTCTTCCTTGCAATAAGAGAAAAATAAAACGACAACAATATAATAAATGACATACATATATTGATGAATTACCTTTAAAATATATCCATATGTTGTAGTTGAAAAAATTACTAAATTGTTATATCATTACACATAATGTTTATTTGTGGAGAAAAGAATGGCTAAAGATAATAGAAAATATAAGAATTTAAGGATAGATCTTAGTGAAATTCCGGCTATAATTAATTCTTGGGGCATAGGAAGTTCATACAAAAATGTGACAGTAACTATACCATCAGACATGGATGCGCAGACATTAAATTATATTGTGCAATGTGATGATAAGGCCGCAACTTTGTCTGTATATCCAGCAAAGGGTGGAGTGTATACAATAAGCCCTAATTTTGGCAAAGAAAAAGAAATCTCAAAAGAAATTGCTGATTACATTTCGGATAATTGTGGAGTTTTGGCAAATAGTAATTTGTACAGGAGCGGTTTTTCGATAGAAGTATCTAAAGCGGACTTTGACGCATTTTATGCGTTAATAAAAGAATATGATGATATTTGCATTGAGTATGAGCAAAAAGATGCCAATAAATTTTTTGCAAAACTTCGTAGCACAGAGTATCAAGATTCCATCGTTATATCATATTATAATTCTGGGAAATTAGTCATACAAGGTAAAACACTAGAATTATTTTATAGAGCTATAGAGATAATAACAGAAGGAAGAGAAGTTGACAGTGTTGTAAATGCAGTGACGAAGAGCGCGAATATAACAGTAAATTCTGAAGAAATCATAGCAGATATGAAAAAATCTCTTGGTGAAGTATATAATTTCCTTACCGATGGGCATAAGGCAATTATGACAATGGCCTACATGTTTTACAGAACCAGCGTTACGATTACTGGTAGTGAATTAAGGATGGATTATTCAGAACTGTTTCATCCGGCATCAAGAGTTATGGAAGGGTTTATTTTAAAATTGCTAGCAGAAAATAATGTCATCCTTGAAGACGAAGCTACAGTTGGATTTTACTTCTACAATAAAGATGCACGTAATCCATTATCTCTTAAAGCTGAATATGTTGCCGAGATTGATAATGATGATATTAGTTGCGAGATAAACAAAGCATATAAGGTTTATCATAGAATCAGACATCCGTATTCTCATTCTTCCAATCAAGATTATATGACGGCTATTATTGAAACGAGAGATAATGCCGATAGAAAATTTAAAGAAATTATTGATGCTATGGTTAAAACTTATAGCAATATAAGAAAATATAAGTGATGATATGAAAAATATAACTATTGTTGAAAAAAAAATATTGGATAGCGAATATATTATGTTCCCTTCGTCGTATATGAATCCAATGAAAAATATCTCTTTGTTGGAATTAAATCTATGCGATCGTATAAAAAAACCGTGTACAATACTTGTTGACTTGTTATTGTGTAACGGAAATTCTTTTAATAGATTTTTGGAGTTGTATTTCGATGGAACACATATTGATAGAAATACAATCGAGATAGTATCATTGAATATAGATGATGAAAAGCGTGTAAATGAATTTTATAAACTAAACAAAAAACTGCTTTTTAATAGTGTTCTTGAACCATCAGAATATATGACATACATTCGATAACACTTAAGTTAGCGTTTCATGTGGGACAGATATAGCTATAAGTAAAAAGTATAACAATAAAGAGTCAGATATATGGAATTTTGCACATATCTGACTCTTTGTTTGTCCTAAACTTGGCACAAATCCACTCCAAACCTATTGTATGATATTATCAGAAACATTGCAGTGATAATACCAGAAAGGGGAGAATACGGTGGGAGTAGATAAGAAAATATTGGAGCAGTATGTAGATGCATGTGAGATGATCCGGGAGACGGAGCAGGATATTAAGAGATTGCAGCGTAAACGGCAAACGATTGTGACAGGAAGCGTAAAAGGTTCGATGAATGATTTTCCGTACGCAGAGACACATTTCAAGATTGAAGGAACATCGTTCACATACACGGATGATACGCAATTGCGCATGGAAGAGAAACTGCTGGAAGAGAGAAAAGCCCAGTCGGAAGAGATCAAGCTGCAGGTGGAGCAGTGGATGAACGGCATACCGATACGGATGCAGAGGATCATCCGGTATAAGTTCTTTGAGGGAATGAGCTGGGAGAGAGTAGCAGACAGGATAGGCAGAAAAGCAACCGGTGATAGCATAAGAATGGAATTTAATAATTTTATGAGAGTAGCATAAAAGTAATTTCGTTTTTTTCGGATTTTTCGTTTTTAAAATGCTATAGTATAAACTGCAAGAAGTGAATTGAGAGAGCCAAGAGCCATTTGCTTTTTGCAACTCCCCCAACCCAGAGAAGGCGCCCGTTTAATGACGGGTGCTTTTTTGTATGTAAACAAAAAGAAAAGGTAGGTGATGGTCCTTGCCAAAGGCAAAAGATGCGAGAGCGGACAAAGCCTTTGAAATGTATAAGCAAGGGCTTAAGCTAATAGAGATTGCAAACCAGCTCGGGATAGCAGAGGGAACTGTGCGGAGCTGGAAGAATCGGTATAAGTGGGATGATGGTGGTAATGCAACGTTGCAAAAGAAAGAAAAAAAGGAATGCAACGTTGCGAAAGAGAATAAGCAAGCGAAGAGAGCAAAGAAAGAGCCTGTTGCACATGAGGTTGAAGCAGTAATACAGAATACTGATTTGACCGATAAGCAACAGCTTTTTTGCATTTATTACATTCGTTGCTTTAATGCAACCAAGGCATATCAGAAAGCGTATGAGTGTGATTACGCAACCGCAGTGGTGGCGGGACCGAGATTGTTAGGAAATGTTCGGATAAAAGAGGAGATTTTTCAGCTGAAGCAGGAACGACTCAACAGAGAGTTCTTGAGTGAGTCAGACATCTTCCAGAAGTACATGGACATTGCATTTGCAGACATGACGGATTTTGTTGATATTCACGGAGGCTTTGTTTCTGTGAGACAGGAAATTGATGGATCAATCGTCAGTGAAGTAAGCAATACCCAGAGCGGTATCAAGATTAAGCTTGCCGACCGAATGAAAGCGCTACAGTGGCTATCCGACCATATGGATCTTGCAACGGATAAACAGAAAGCGGAGATTGCACTGCTAAAAGCCAAGGTGCAGACCGACGATGAGGAAGAGACTGCGGATGACGGATTCTTAGAAGCGCTGCGGGGAAGTGCCGCGGAGGATTGGATGGATGAAGAAAATTAAGCAGACATTCAAATTCAAGCCCTTTTCTAAGAAACAGCGCATGGTATTAAATTGGTGGTGCGATACATCACCAGTTAAGGATATGGATGGCATCATTGCCGATGGGGCAATCCGTTCCGGTAAAACGGTATGTATGTCGTTGTCCTTTGTGATGTGGGCGATGACACAATTTAACGGTCAGAACTTTGGTATGTGCGGAAAGACAATCGGCTCTTTCCGGCGTAACGTACTGTTCTGGCTTGAAGTGATGTTACGGAGCCGCGGCTATACTGTAGCAGACCATAGAGCTGACAATCTGGTCGTTGTGACAAGAGGAGAGACGACCAATTACTTTTATATATTTGGCGGCAAAGATGAGCGTTCACAAGACCTTATCCAGGGTATTACCTTGGCTGGGGTCTTTTTTGATGAAGTGGCGCTGATGCCGGAAAGCTTCGTGAACCAGGCAACCGGACGATGCTCTGTTGAGGGATCGAAGTATTGGTTCAACTGTAACCCGGACGGACCGTATCATTGGTTCAAGACGGGATGGATTGACAAAGCAACTGGATATCTGGGGAAAAAGAAAACACAGGAGATAAGAGAAAAAGCTGCAGCAGAGAACCG